TTGGCCCAGGTCTGCGCAGATTCATTGTGCATCTGGGCCTCTTCTGCTGCTTCTTCTGCTGCCGTCACACTGCCTTCAATGGAGGATGCAGATGCAGCAGCCTGTGCAGCTGCCTGTGTTGCCTGCTCGGTTTTCTCGCTGATTGCAGACAATCCGGCCTGCACCTGTTCCATGCCGGCAGTAACCTGCTGCATATCTTCGGCAATCTCTGTAGCTTTGCCTAGCATGAAATCAAGATTCATTTCATGTGTGGAGCTATACGGGAACCTGTCAAAAATACCCATGTACTCACCTTCCTTTAATATACCAGAATACAGAATTTCTTTTTGAAATCATCGACAATATACTGCTGCATACTCACATCGATAATCTCCCTTTGCTGTTTGATCATTTCCTGTGTTGTCATTGTTCCGATATTTCCGGCAATGTTTAACGTTCTGGTTTCTGACTGGCTGGCCTCAGATTCTGCAGATGATGTGAGGTTGTCGATTCTTGAATCAATCCCACCATATACAATTTTGCTTTCCGGCTGAAATGTAGTTGCATTGAATGCGGATACTAGGCTTTCATCTGATCCGGTGTGATTGTTGGTCTGTGTTCCGGTATTTCTCTGGGTGCTGTTTCCGGTTCCGCTTCTGGAGATTGTTTCTGTTTCGGTCCTGTCATAGTTGTGTATCGGGTCATAGTCAAATATTAATGTCTGAGCGAATTTATACCATACGTTCTGCTGCGTATCGGACCAGATCGAAATTGCCTCCTGCAGAAACTCCGGATCAGGATAAAGGATTTCAAAACAAGCGCATTGCAGCAGAATCTGATTGATACAATTCTGTTTGGACAGCTGCCATTCCTGAGGCAATGTCAGGCCGTCAAACAAGTGAGGATTCGCCCGGTACATTCCCAGTACTGACACTTTCACCATTTGCATTCACTCCCTTTCCTACCTGAGACAGTTCTGCAGACAGAGACAGACCAAACATGTTATTGGCTCTCCGGATGCCATCCTGTATGCGATCCAGCCATAGCGTACTGAGTGCTTTTGTCTCGGCCTTGTTTGCTTCCACCTCAGGAGCTATCAGGCGTTCTCTCTTGTCTGTATTAGCGTTGTCAATTCCGATCAAAGTACAGAATCTATCTTCAACGGCATTGAGCGCATCGATCAGCAAATCTCCAATGTAGGTGTTTTTCAGATTCTGGTTAAATTCGTGCCATGTGGGTTCCCCTTCAGCATTGAACAGTTTTTTATCAATAACTACGTTCGGTTCTCCCTTGTATATATTATCATACATTTTTTTAAAAGACTGGGCTTGTGCTTCGTTCTCTGCTCCGAAAATGTAGGCCAGTTTTGAGTTATTTATATCACATGTAAATGTTTCCGCAATGATTGCCATCTGATCCGCATAGTATCCGACAATATCCATGATACCGGAATAGTCCGGCCTGAGTTTGATAATCTCACAGTCTTTATGGATTTTCAAGCGGTTAATGTTCGGAAGCAAAGGATTTGCCACAAGCGCCTCATTCGGCATATAAAATACATTAAATCCGGATAATGTGGCGAATTGTGGAATGACTCCGAATGTGCCGGAATCAAAGATACAAACATTGCCAAACATAAACAGAGAAAAGCGGAAATAGTCCAGGTCCCACGTTTCTGGTATGTCAAACTTGAAAACAGACAGCGCTTTTTCAAATAGCTGCTTTCGGAACATATAAGACAATCCGGTATCAGACACATGGATTGTGTTAGGCTGCTGCCCAGCTGTGTACAAATTACTTAATGTATAATCGAAATATGATGGCATGGCTTGCGCCTCCTTCCTAGAAAATACTGCAGCAGACCGGGACTAATTTTATCGTCTGGAATCGGTGTAGGTATCGGATAAATAGAGTTATAGCAGGATACATAACAGACAAAAGCCATATAATTCCAAGCTTTGGGATCGAAAGATGACATATGCACTCCGCCTCCGGGGACGCTTGCGGAATCTCGCCCACCTGACTGCATCACAACACCATTACCGCAATAAATGCCAACGTGCGCAAAATTACCGATGCCGTCCCCTGCATACTGGTCCGGGATTGCCGGAGGTCCGGCATCGCTGATTTTGTGAAATAACAGGCATCCGGTAGGCATACCGTCCAATATCATTGTGCCATGTGCTAATGTATCCTTAAAATACAGAACAGGTACAGGCGTGGTCCCTGTTACTGGCTCCGTAGTCTGGTATATTTTATCACTTCTCCATAATGTATTGGTTCCCATGGGTAGATTTCCGGGTGTTGTTCCTATGTCTTTCCAACATGCATTGACGAATTGCACACAGTCCATTTCTGAATATGGGATGTATCTGCCATTGTATGACATTGCAATGTTTGCAAATGCTTCTCCGGTAGTCCATCCGTACATGTCCGGCGGATCCGGATCGGGACCGGGTTCCGGAGGTGTCGGGGGGTCCGGATCAGGAGTAGGATCAGGGCCGGGAGACTCTCCGCCAAAATAGGTATACCAGTATTCTGCATTGCTCTCTCGCTCGTCGACTTTGCTATAGGTTCCTTCATAGCAGCGCATCCATATATAGGCAAGTCGTGCCGGGTCCAGTGTGCTGCTACTGTATTTATGGAAAGTCCAGTATGTACCATCAATGGTCAGCGGATGGAATTTCTTTTCATTGGACCATTCCCAGTACAGACGGCTCAATTGCATGTTTCCGGTATACCATTCTTCACCATATCGATAGCAATAGGATACAATCTGATTTGCTATCGGTTCGCTGCTGCTTAGTCCCTTCCATTGTACAAGTCCATATGCCTGTGTTTTCTGATTGAGTGCATACACATTAGAGATATCTGCAAGTGTATTTCCTCCATTGGGGAATGCGGACCGGGGATAGACACATGCAGGATTGAGATAGGATTCATACTGCATATTTCCAAGCATTCCGGCTATGGCGTTTATTGTCCAATCTCCAATTTCATAATAGAAATAATTAAATATCTTTCTTGCGTTCCATGCCTGATAATATGACGGAGTACCAGAGGATGGGCCTACCTGATAATCAATAGCAGATACATAATAATTTTCGTACATCGTTACTGCCATGGTATCACCTACCAATCACAGTAAATACCGGAGGCCATGAGCGTATTGATCATTTCCGCCTCGGTAACAGTTCCGGGAGGCGGAATATTAATGGAGGGCCTGTAGAGCATTGCGTATCCGGTCAGCTGAGCTAATACTTTAGTTTCACATGTGGGATAGCCTATCAGCGAACCGTCAACAGGTTTTACCCTTGTGAAAATTGCCTGCAGCTGTGGATAGCAATTGAAATATGCAGCAAGAGAACCATTGGAGCCAGTCGAAAGCATTTTAGCGCTGCCTGCTGTGGCAATCTCTCCGATGCCGGATAACAGCTGCTCTCCGGTTTTCTGAAGATCCCCCAAAAATGACAATGCAGATGATTTCGCCAGTGCTCCGGCAGCCTGCCCTAACAGACCAATACCTCCTGATTTAATGTTGCTGATATCTGTGCTGATTTCTGCGAGCGCCATAGGTACTCCGATCTGGGCCTCAGTGTATGCGATAACATAATTACTTTCATGCGGTGTTACTTTCAGACTGCCGGCACCTGTGGCAGGATCGATCAGCAGCTGAATATCTACACTGGTAACATTAAAGAGTAGGTCAGAATCCAGAATGATATCTTGAAACGGAGGAAAATGCAGCACATATCTGCTATACTGGGACCCCTTCAAATATGCATATTTGCTGTCTGCGCTCTGTGGGTGTTTCGGGATCTGCACATCTTCCAGTTTATTTCCGTATGGTGTTGGAAGTATCTGGGTTGCTGTTACGTTACTGGTCCACCATCCTAAAGGAAGATACGGTTTTTCAGTGCCTCCTCCGAATCCGGCAATCGGGAAAAACATGCAGGATGTTATGTATTTGATAGGGTTCCACATGGCCTCAAACAAATCCTTTGAAATACCAACAATATCTTCAAAGGTTGAATCCGGCTGTATGATGTTTGTGTTCATCATCTGGTTTTTCAGTGCCTGTATCTGTGGTGCCGTCATAACATAATAGGATACGGCACCATATGCTCCAGCATCGTTATTAATGATGCCAACCACAAACACGCCTGCATTCAAATTGGCGATCCATGGAGAGGCAATGGATACAGTAGACAGGGCAACATCCTGATATCTGGGCGCTAATTCATCCGGGATCAGGCCGGAAGGAGCAGAGGCGGAGCGCAGCACGTATCCACTGTAGGTATAGACTGCTGTGTAATACGATGCCAGTACATCCACATCACAGGATGCAATCCATCTGCCTCTGTCGTAGGTCCATTCAATAATGAAATAATAACGGTTTAAATCCGGGAGATGCAGATAATTATATGCACTCAAGTCAGATGCTACAGAAATATCCGGATGCAGAATGGAGGTAGCATCTTTCAACACTACCTCCGTTTCTACATATTCGTTCAATTCTGTATCAGGCCGTAACGTGCTGTTTCTGCGTTTTGCGAGTTTATACAGAATTGCTCTCATTTGTTACTCACTCCATCAGGATTGCGATACCGTTTTCAGTATCATCGTTCCACCAGCGCTCGGTAAAATGCCATACCGTATTGGAGTATCCGCCACGGGCATTCATTCCGGTGCTGAGTGCATACTCATTGACCGTGGTAAATCCGGCTGCTTCTTCATCCATCAGATATCCGATCAGGCTATCACTTTCAACTTCAGCAGTCGTATGGAGTCCGGTTGTCGGGTCCAGAATGGCAGCTGTCACATTGAGCGCTTGAGGATCCGTAATGCCCTGCCAGAAATTCACAGATTCCAGTCTGCTGGGCATGGTCAGCAGGGAAGAATTGAACGTATTAGCGGTTGCCATCGTCTGCATTTCCAGAAGGAATTTATGCATAAAGTAGCCCTGCATTCTGTCAAGCGGTGTATGCCTCATAACTTCTTTTCCGGTAATGTTCGTATGATAGAGCAGGGTACGCTCGGTCATTTTGGAGGCCAGGTCATTAATAAAGGCAAATGCCCACTGCGCAAACGGACGGAAATTATCGGGCCTGTAGACTGTTTCTTTGGTCAGGCTGAGTCCTGTCTGGGTGTTGTACGCTGTCAGCAGTTCAACAGTATTGTTTCCATGAATGCTGCTTGCAATCTTGTTAGCAATTGTCATACGGGCAGTATTTTCATGCACCTGTTCGATCTGATCATAGATATTCTGCAGAACCATGGAGATAAACCGTGCAAATTCTTCCGGCCCGGTAAAGGCAGTATCAAGCTGATTTTTGAAAATGGTTACAGAGCGCTGATACGTATCTTCACCATAGAAATTCGTCTGCAGGGCTTTGGGCTTGTTAATTTTCCACGGGTCCACGCTCTGTCCATCTGTCAGAGGCAGGCGCTGGTCATCTTCCAGAGCGCCATCGATTGCAGACAGTTTGCGTACATGGTTTCCCCACTGCTCCTGCGTTTTGCTCAGCATTCCGAATTTGGCGGAATAGGGTCGGATAGAAAAGATCGTTCTGGTAATCACCTGTGAAATGGCATTAATCACAGGATCATATCCGGTTTTTAGTGCTGTGGTTGCCTGCGCCACAAATTCTGCGGTGTTCGTTGCCACCGGGGCCGTTTTACCTGTGGCCTGCGCATAGATACTATTGAGTACTGTGCTGGCCTGTACAATCGACATGGAATCCATTATCATTTTCCTCCCTTGTCTTTATTATCTTTATAAGGCTGCAGCATCTGAGACAGAATCTCTTCCGCTGTGGCTTTTCTGGGAATATCCGGCGCTCCGATATCACGGATCGCAAGCGCCTGCAGCTGCTTCTGCATTTTGTCCATATTGCTTGTCAGCTGCTGAATCATGGTTAGCACCTGTTTCTGATCAGCTGCCGGAGTAGGTGAAGGATCAGGAGCAGGATCAGGTGCAGGCTCCGGCACTGGGTCCGGGACTGGTTCCGGCGCCGGGTCCGGATTGGGATCATTGTTGTCCAGGGCCGCAATTTCATCAGGTTTATATCCCATCTGCAGCAGCTGCCGGGCGGTCAAAATGTCGAGCATGATATCATTCCTTCCTATTTAATATGTTATGTATTTGCACAATCCAACGTGTGTGAATTTTGTCTGCTTGCACTGCTTTACGCCTCCGGTGGACGATTCAGCAGCACCATATCCTTTATTGGTACATATGCCAACATGGGAGGCGTTGAATCCATCTTTGTAACGTTTAGGCTCCTTGCCATCATGTTTCACGACAAAGAGCAAAGCACCATCGGGGATTTTTCCGTATCGTCTGATACATTCCGATTTTTCCATTGTCTCGCTGCACATATGGCGAAACATATCATTGGAACCCAGATAGTTACATTTTACACCCAGAGCCAGCAGCACACGTTCAACAAATCCTTGGCAGTCTAGTACGGAATATTTGATACCCAGCCCACAAAACGCATAAGCGCACTGCGAAAATTGGGGGCCATCAATCATTATTATCACCACCGGCGAAATGCTCCAGAAGGCGCTGCAGGAGAGTGTTGTTATTATTGATAGCTTTCGTGATTTCCTTCACTTCGGCATCGTGCGCCTCCCGTTCCTTGTCCCACATGGCGAACATCACAACACAACACGCAATCGGAAAACCTACTGTAGACACAATCTGTACAATGCTGTCAACCATACAAACACATCCCCTTATTTTAGAAAATAGCTACTTATGTATTCGTGAATTGACGATTCCGGGCAGCCCTTCCGGGGCCTGTCATAAGCCCTACATAAGTAGCTATTACATTATAGCAATTATCCTGTGTATTTTTCAAGTATCAACTGCACAACTTTGTCCTCATAATATACCTGATTCTGGAGGATCGCAAGCTGCAGCCAAAGATAGTGTTTTCTGAACCGGAGAATATCAGATTGTGACAATGTATATCTTTCCGGTTTTCCGGAGATGTGACCGGATATATAATATTCGTTTCTGCTTTTGTGCCTGTATATGCAGATTTCTCCAATTGCGCACAATGGCTTGTATTCGTTCAATGGTCTGCTTTTGATCATGGGATCATCCATATCTGCAAACACATTGGACAATGCCATATCAGCGAATGATCCTGCACCTGTCAATTTATACAGTGCGGTCCCTGCTTTCCTCTGGGAGATTGGCGAATCAATCGGATAAATGATAGATACAGATCGTTCCTTATCATACCAGTAGGATTGTTTCCCTTTGATCATTTTGGCAATTGGGCGGACCAGCTGCAGCTGCAGAAGGATACTGGAAGCTATCTGGTTACTGTTTGCCATCAGCAGAACGAACACAGGCTTTTTTCCCTTCAGTTCCCTGTTACGGTTCACAGTTTCATACAGATTTAGAAATGTCTCGCCCTCATTTTTCATGGTCCGCTCGGAAGATTCGGGGATAAATTCGTCAAAAATAATCCAATCAATTTCTGAGGCATCAAATCCTCTCAGATTGGAAAACGTAGACAGGGCAGCAATATATCCATAAACATTTTTATCTTTATCGATCAGCTGATACAGATTCTTTCCTGATCGATCCGGATAGATATCCGGCGTGATTGATTTCATTGGACAATAGATCGGGCTGCCTGCTACATCGGCCTGTGTCTGGGTCCTTCTGAGATATAGAAAAGTTATTTTATTTTCTTTGCAATAGTCCAGAGCACCATATGTTTTCCCGATCCCACGGGCACCAATTAACACATTAAAAATTGTTTCCCGTGAAACTATCCAATCAATATTAATATATCCTGATTCCAGATACATTCCCATTAATCAACACTCCTTACAGAAAAACCCTGTGCAGTTTTGCACAGGGTGTGTGTATCTTGTGGATAATTACAGTTCAACGGCACAGCTGATATACTGCCTGCCCTTGGAGGATTTCCCGGTCGTAACTTTGATATCCGGCATCTCGGCTCCGAAGGCCTCAGCGATCATATCAAATTCACGGATGAATGATGCAGAATTGGTAGCGTACACCTTGCCGCCGGAGCGGATGGAAACAATCTTCACAACTTCACCACTGCCCTGATTCACGTCCTCAAACAGCACATACGCCTCAGGATGAAGAACAGCGCCTTTAGCATCGGACATTTTCACGGAATCAGGATTCTTGAGCATAAGATACAGTTCCTTGGGGGTCATCGTTTCGGGGAATTTACGGAGTACATTTGCCATTTTCTTGTCCTTCTTTCATTATTATTTTGTATTCCCGGCAGGCACATCCGGGAATTAAAGTATACTATAAATGTTTATAAAATGCAAGCGTTTATTCTTCCTGCCATCCGGGGAGGCCTAACCTTTTGAGGTTTTCTATATCCTCCTCCGTCAATAGCTCTTTATAATCCTTTCCCAGATGCACTGTATACTCAGATGGTACAAGGCAAACATTTGATGTGATTTCAATTTCATGCCCATCAATATGGTATGTTCCATAGTTATCATCATTATAGATCGGGGTCAGGCCTCCGGCCTCCCGGAATACAAACCCCTCCCGGAATGCCTCCAGGCCTCCGTACTTGTCAAGCTCCATGCCTCCGGATAGCGTTACAGGTTCCCCTTTTTCGTCAAACTCAGCTGCTTTGACAACACCGGATATTGTCGCTTTTGTGGGGCCGTTCTCCTCATACTGATATGCATACTTTTTGGCTCCCCACGTCCGGAAACGGTAATAATCATGCTCCTGTTCAAAGACTCCCATATAGTGCATTTTCCCGGATGGATCCTCTCCGGCTGCTCCTGACTGTTTGGACCATCGAATAGCACGACGGTTGAATTTTGAAAAATCGGCATCGTTCAGAAATTTAACACTGTCTGTATCGCAGTAACAGAAATTATACGGCCCTGCTATTTTGATTCCTTCGTACAATCTGAATCTCGCCCATGATGTGCACCATACTCCCCACTGATATGGTAAAAACGCTGATTCGTTGTATTTCTCCAGCAGCTGCTGCCGGGGGACATCGTCCACTTTCCATTCACCTCCGGCATACAAAATATTTTCTTTAACAGGATCCTGTGCACACATGCCATACAGGGCATTGAGTTTATTTTTCAGTTTATTGTAGAGCATCTCTTGAAACGGATCAAAATTCGGGTCTTTATTATCCTGCTTTAGTCTGGTTTTACGTTTATAGTAGTCAGTTATTAATGTGATAAATGCTTTGGGAAGCGGACCATATTTCGCTTTATAACATGTTTCAATGTAGAGTGTGTCCCAATCATATTGCTCCAGAATAATCAGAAAATCCACATCTGTTATCGTTGTCTGCAATTCGGCTGCTCTCAGAATACGACCATTATCAATTTTCGCCTGCTCCACATGTGTACATTTATCATTGGATAGATACGGATCAGGCCAGTATTTATTTCTCAGATATAATCCTGTTATTTTCACACGCATAACAAATGCTACATGTTCATTAATAAATTCTGCTATCTGTTCCTTTTCCACCGGAACGGGGACTTTCTCGAATCTGGACATTGGAAAATCACAATTGCATAGCACATCCGGATAGGAGCTGCTCCGATCATAGCTGTGTACATTATGCAATATGTCCCCGGCTATATATCTGTTTGCATGACAGTCTCCGCCTCTGAATGCCTCCCGGAGCAGCACGTATACATCCCATTCCGGCAGCATGTCCGGTATCCTTCCCATGTGCGATTCATAATATAGTGCCTTTTTGGCATCCCGGCGAACATATCCGGTTGATGTTAATGGTATCGTGTGCAATGTGTCTCCGTCCATCTTCATCTCTGCTTCAATGGCCTCACATAGTCCAATAACATCATGTGTGATGTATTTCATTTCCAGATCGGATAATGGAGTCCAGGCGTAACGTTGTTTCGTATAGTCAAATGCTGCACCAGACACCTTCTGATGCTCCACATTCATTTTCTTGAGAAATTCTTTCAGACTCATATTAGTATGCAGCAGTGAATCACGGAAAACAAATTTATCATACATGGTACAGGATAAGACTTTACGTGATTTCACGGCTTTTACTTCTTCATCCTTAAAAGGATAAAATGCTGCCAGAAATTGAAATTCATAACCCAGATTGTGATCATAGACTATCAACGTTGTACCTTCCGGCATGTTAAATTTCAGCAGTTCGATGAATCCCAGAAAGTCAGGCCATGTCCGGCCCACTACACAAACATTTAACGGAGAGGAAAAATGCCATTGCCATGTATACATGACAGACTGATTAATTGATTCAATTCGTGTTGTCTCAATGTCAAATGCTGTGACAATATCCATGATATCCGGTTTATTCTCATTGCCTTTATTCTTCCGGGGGCGTTTAACGTTTTTAATCTTTGCGAAATCTTCAAATGGAAATTCATACGGACCGACAATTTTTATCTGTGTGCCTGCAGACATCCATTGTCACTCCCCTACAAATTTATTCAGACGATCGTAAAAATTAATGGCTTTTCGATATGCAGCTGCTGACTGTGAGGCCCTGCCTGTTGGAGTCGTGATTTTACTGACTTCATTCAGTTTGTCTATGTTCTTCTCCCAGAATTTAATATCTGAAAAGAATTTTTCCGGATTTTTGATTGCTTTCTGATTGGCTGCCACCATCATAGCGGTAGCCACTTTATAACGTGCGTTTTTATCTTTAATTGCTGATCCCACTTTATCCATCAATTTAGCCAAGCGCTTGGCCTCATCTGCTGATAATGGCCTCCCGGCTATATCTTCCATATTTTTGATCAGGCGCTTTTCAGCTGTTTTCTGTCCGGATACAGTAGAGGTCCGGATGCCTAGGAAAAGATGCATTTCCTTTAGTTCGTTTACCAATGCTTCTTTGCTTTTGATGGTAGACAGTTTCGGAGCCAGATCAAACCTTTGCAGGATATCTGATTGACCATACCCAGCTTTTTCCAGTGCTGCAATACGTTTGCGTTCAATATCTCGCTGCTGCGTATAAATCTGTCTAAGTTCCCTCTCAGGCATCTGCATTAATGAATCACGGGACCAGTCTGCACTGGTCATGGACATAACTTTATTCGCAATTGCCTGTGTATTCCTACGGGCCATGTTATCACCTCACGTTACAAGATAGGATCGGCCCGGATCGGGTCCGGGCCAACTAACTATTAATCTAATCGGAAACACTCGCAAAGGATTTTATAATAGGGCATCTCATTAT